AGGATATACTCCACCTACTGAAAGTGAACCTGTTGCTAAATTAAATATAATTTCATCATTAGAATCTCCATGTACAAAATTGTATTTTGTTTTTGGAATAAATACTCCATTAATGTAAACTCTAAACCATTCATCCTCATCAAACGTACCAATTAATTCAGGTGGAAGTTTTGGTAGTTCTACGTTTGTTAGTTTCATAGTATCTGCATCAACAAATGAACCTTGTTTTGAACCTCTAATTGATAAGAAATCTATTGCATCTGCATATTCATTTACTAATTTCTTTTTTACACTTGAGTTTGTTACATTTCCACCATCTAATCCTGTTAAATCAGTTTCCATTCCCCAAACTACTTTTTTGGCACTCATTGATTTTTTATGAGTAGATTGATTATCGAATTGTTCTGGTAAAAGATACGCATAAACTGCCATTGTAAAGTTAGTTCTAACTATTCTCTGAGAACCCTCACTTACTTCGGTAGTATTATCAAATGAATCTATTTTTACTCTAAATTTAAATCCACCCTTATCTCCCCAATACTCATCAGTTGCATATTGAAAGGCTTCAACAATTTTATTCATGTGTTCTGTAAAATCTGTCCACACTATCACTTCATATGTTATATTAACATAATCAGGTATTACAATATCATACAATTCAACTGGTTTTTGAGTTCCAGTCATTGCCGAAAACTTATCATATCTGTGTTTTTTGGAATATCTTGATACTGATGGGTATGAAACGTGTCTATTCATTGTATTTGATAATGAATCATCTCTATTAATAGAGTTTCTTTTAAACATTACCAATGGAATTTGTAATACTCCTTTTTTATCTCTTAAATACCCATCTTTTTGTACAGATTTCCATCTTTCAGGGTTTCCATACACAACTGGTATCTTTTGTTTTTCTTGGAATATTTCAACAGTAGGTAAAACAGTATCAATCATGTGTTCGGCAATTGCCATATCCACATCATATAATTTTACACCCTTTCCTTGTTCAATACTTTCTTTTTTGTATTGAAGAGCTTTATTCTGTTTTATATTTTTTAATGGGTCGATTGCCATTAGTGATATATCCTTTCATCTATTTGAATTTGACTTCTTCTTACCATAAATCCTACACCTATGAGTGTATTGTTAGAATTTTGGAATGTATTTGTTTCTTTATCGTAAATTTGAGGTTGTCCACCAATTCTTTGGTTTTCTCGTATGTTATCCATTTCATAATAGACACCATCAAATAATATTACATCACCAATCTCAGGATAACCAACTGTTAAGTTTTGTATTGCTTCTGTTGGTATTAATGTACCATTTACATCTCTAATTTTAGGAACTGAGTGTGTTGTTTCTCTTAATCGTTCTCTATTGAACCTAAATTCAACTGCTTGTTGTTTATCTGCACCAAATCCTTCATAAACTACATTCATTGGTTCTCTATCTACAATCGCCATTATAGTTGAAGGTGCTCTCCATACTTTACCAAGAGATTCACCATATAAATTAGTTTTAGTTTCACCCACAGATACCTTAAACAAGGTTACTGCTTGTTCTACTACATAATCTACTACTTCTTCCGAAATAGTTTTTATGAAATCCAAATCTCGTGAATTAAAAAACTTTGGCATAACGTTATCCTATATAAATTGCTAGTGGAACTTTGTTTATGATTGTTTGTTGTTGGTCAACCATAGAAGCTTCGTTCTCTATTCTTACTTTTTTACTTACTTCATTAAGATTTTCTCTTAGTTGTTCTATAAGAGCATCTTTTTCTGTTTGTGCTTCTGCTCTTAATGCAGAACCATCTAAAGAAACTTCTGAACCTGGTATTGGTATTGTACTATATTTTTCTCTAACTGCACCTAACATCTCTTTTGCAAGTGCAAGTGTATATTTTCTAACCCATTGTTTACCAACATCATTTATTTTAGAATATTCTGCAAAGTTATATCCAATATTTGAATAATCCGATACTACATTTGGAACTATGATAGTAGAGTTTTCTCTTCTATCTTTTACAACTTGATATTCAAACCAAAGTTTGTAATCTGATGCAGGTTTTGGTAAAATGGTTATTTTATTGTTTACTATATTGAATGAATGTGCAGATTTTCTAATCTGGTCATTGAATTCTATTTGTTGAATTCTTAACATATCCTCATATATAGGCATCATTACGAATTGTGCCGCTGGAGAGAATGAACCAAATCCAAATTCATCAACTAAGTTAAGTGTTCCTTGTCCACTTACAGAATAAGGGTCAAAGAATCTGTTAATTGCTGGAGTTGTTTCGTAAAATACTTTAGTTACATCAATTCTTTCACCACTTTCAGATACATCACCATAAAGAGCCTGTAAATCATATTCTTGAGAGGCAGTAGTTACATCTATTGAACCTTTTTTAATATCAGTTCTACCACCAACGTTTGCAAAGTTACCATATGATTCTGCAATAGTTACTACGTTGTTTAGTTCTGAACCTTGTACCGAACTACCTTGATAATTAGCACCAGTTGGTTGACCTTCTAAAGAACCGAGGTTATTTCTTATATTAAACTGGTTTACTTGTGATGAATATTCACTTACTGCTTCTTCAAATACTGCGAAAAAGTTTTCACCTTCTAATTCAATATCAATGATTGGATATCCTAATCTTTTAGCACACCATGATGCTATCTTAGGTGCATCTGATTGAAATACTATATCCGAATCATAAGTACCAAATGGTGTAGAGGAACCTGATGAAAAATCAGCTGAACCTGTCCAAATTCTTGCTTGTGACATATTTTCTTAACTCCTTATTATACAATTATACTCTTATAAATATAAATTTATTCAAAAGGAAGTAAAAAAAAAGAGAGAAACCTTTCGGAATCTCTCTTAGTTTTATCATCACATTTGTAATGACCTATTTAACAAGTTTTAATCAACTACTATAAGTTGTTTAAATCTTTAACATAGATTTTACCATAGAATTCTGGACGAACCATTTTCTTAGCGTATCTAGTCATTACACCTCTTCTTGGTGTAAAGTTAGTTGGGTCATATACAAGTGGAGTCATAATTAACGGTACATATGGTGCATAAACAGCTCCAGTCTCAAGGAAATTACTTCCTTTGAATCCTAATAAGATTTCGTTAGAAGTCATATAAGGGTTCTTGTAAACTGTATATCTGTTTGATAAAGAACCAACAGTAGTTACACCTGCAGCGAAAGATGAAGCATCTTTATCAGCTGAAACTGCAAATCCTGGAATAGATTCTAAAATTGTACATACGTCAGGAGAAGCAACAACGAAGTTAGCTCCACCTCTTAAAGTTAATTGGTGTATCTTGTTAGATACTTTATTCAACTTAGCTCCTAAAGTTTGGAACCAAGAGTTTTTAGTATAAGCTGCAGAATTAGTTCCAGCAACCCATCCACTTGTGTTTGCATCATACTCTTCACCTAAAGATACTGACCAGTATTCAGTTGTTAAAGCATTTGATTTTAACATATCAAGGATTTCTAGGTCAATCTCTAATGAGATGTACTCAGATAACATTGAAGTTAATTCAGCTTCAGCATCAATACTGTGGTATGCATTTAAATCTTGAGCTAACTCAGGAGTCCATACAGCCTTTAGTTTTCTAGTCTTAGCAACAATTGCTTCAGACTTCAACTCTAGGTCTACTTCTGGAATTCCTAAATCAGTTGCAGGTTCAGATGGAGAACTATCTTCGAAGTCTCCTCTGTTTGCAGCGATTGGTTGTTGTGAATGTTTAACTGCTAAATCACCACCTAAAGATGATAATTTTGCGAATGTAGTAATTACTTCTGCACCTACAACACCAGAAACACTAGAGTGTGCTGGGTAGTAAGAATCTGCAGCTGAAAAGTCTGAAGATGAGATGTAAAAACTTCTTACACCATCTAAATCAGGTCTTACTAATTCAGATGCGTTAAACTTAATACTAGCTAATGAACCATCAGCAACTGAAGCTGATAATGATGCATCATAGTTTACATCTGCCCAAGAAGCAGAAGCGATAGTTAAATCAC